CCGCCACCCAATACTTGACCTGCCCTACCTCGTTGCGTGACCATCATCATGTTGTCGTATTCTAATTCAAATTGCATTGCGTCTGCCACCTGTTGACCTAGATCATTTATCTCTATCAACACATATGCCTTGTTATAATAATCTGACACCTTCTTTAATATATTAGGAAAGACAATCGGTTTGATATCATTGTTTCTATACTTTGCAACTATCTTGTATGGTGCCTTTGTTGCGTCAAATACTATGAATGCCGAATAGTCATTGTTGATACCTCTTGCGACATCAACTGTCGTGACATATGTATGATTCTTGATAGGCATTTCATATACATCTAATCCATCAGGACTTCTTTTGGGATCGACTATCGCCATCGTTTTAAGTTTACTCGCATTGATTAAAGTATCGATACTACCTAGGAACTCACACTCGAACTCTGTCTGAAACTGTGCCTCACTCGTGTTCTTGATCGTCTGTTCTTTCCACTTGTCATCACGACCTGGCACTTCCGACCAATGTACTTCGATAGGTTGAAAGGTATTTTTCTTATTGACGGCATCCGTCCACATCTTATAAAACATATTCATTCCATGTGGGGTAGATACTATCATCACCTTTGATGATTGTCCAGATGATATCGTAGGATATACTGAACTAAAAAATTCTTCGGCAATATTATTGGGTACATAGGCGAACTCGTCTAGGAATATAATGTTAAAGGTACTTCCCCGAACAGCACTAGAAGATGTACTCGCCGCTACGATCCTACTTCCGTTCTCTAATTCAAGTGACCCTTTGTTCCAGTTAAGAACGCCTTGTTGCATCCATTTCGGCAAGTGCTCGTAAGCAAGTTGCAATCGCCCTAGTAAATCCCTTGCCGTAGAAGATTTATTGGCTAGTATTGCAACATTCACATTATCGTTAAACAAAACGTAATGTAAGAGGTAGGATACAATGATAGTTGACTTTCCACTCTGTCTAGGTAATTTACATATCGTAAACCTATTGTCGTGAAAAGTATCTACCATCTTCCGCTGAAAGTCATACATCTCAAAAGGTATTAGACCTTTATCAATCGTGACAATTTTTAAATAGTTTTCTATGAAATACTTAGGATCATTCATACACTTTATCACCTCATCCACCTGTTTAGGAGTGAATCGTGATTTAGTGTGTGCCTTTTTTAGATTAGGATTACCTAAGTACTGATCTTGTGCTGACATTATTTTTTATCTTTATTTTTCTTTATCATCTTTTGTAGTTCAGTTGTCGATCCTACAAATAAAGCATTAGTGACATTCTTTGGTCCTAATTCTTTTACATCTTTGATCTTTTTAAGTTTCTCTTGTAAGTCTAATAGATTTTGTGCAACTTCGCTCTGTGTCTTAATCAATTGACCTGCCACTTCATATGCTCTAGGGTGTTCACCTTCTTTTGCCAATGATAATATTCCGTCTATCGCCTCGTTGCCCTTTTCTAATAACTTGTAGAGTTCACCTCTACCAGTTTCAAAGTCTGTATCGGCATCTTTATTTACAGGCGCCGTCACAGCAGGTTTTTCATTTACGATTTCTAAAGGATTCTTTTCTTCTTTTTTTTCTAGCACTTCTTCTGCTATGTTTAAAACTTCATTTAGTTTATCATCAATATTACTCATTTTAAAACCTTTTGTTATTATGTATCGTTACCAGTTCCTTCGTCATAGTTCTTACCGTCATTGAAGAATTGTAGTGTTGTTGTATATGTGTAAGTATCATCTTTGTCGGCACCTGTAGGATTAGGTGTAACCGTTACTCTTTCGCTACGAGATGGATCACTACTTGCTAAATTAGTATATGAATCAACAGACGATTTTCTTATAACAGCACTTGATCCTATAGGACCATATAGATATATCTTTGCAGTAAATTTTAGTGTATATATGATTCTTCTTCTATCTGTCAACGCACCTTGATAACTATCTTCATAATCGACACTCTCTAATACAAAAGGTATATCTCTTTTTGTATCCATATAATCTCTATCAATAATCATTGTCACCGTATAGTCTGGTTGAAAGTATGGAAGTATCTGCTCTACGATCTGTAAACCATCGTCTGAGGTTGCAGTAAAAATATTTAATTCAAAACTCACATCATATGGTACAGGTGAGAATTGAGTATATACTTTCTTTTCATCTCCAGTGGCATTTTTGGCAACACTAAACTTTTGATTCTTATTTAATTTACGAGAACCATCATAAGAATAACCAGTGACATCAAATGACATTCGAGGTAGAGTAATCGCCACGCTTGAATCGTCTCCAGTTAAGTTTGCATTTTGATCTAGTCTTGCAATAAACTTTTCTTTAGGTGCATATGATAGAGGCACTCTAATTGTCTGTAAAGGATTTCCGCTAGAATCCAATCGTTTGATATTGATATTATTAAATATCGTACCGAACGCAATTACAGTATTTCTTATTGATTTATGGTAGAAGTGTTGTCCAAACATTATTGTCCTTTATCTGCTATCTTGCCAGAGTTTACACCTTTTTTAATTACATAATCTTGTGTGCCGTGGGCACCAGTAGTCACTTCTTTTTTAAGACTTCTACTTAAATTTAGTTCTTGTTTTTGTTTGTTAATTTTATTAGTATGTTCTACTAATTGTCTATGTCTATCTCTTTCCATTAATAATCATCTACTTCCCCGAAAGGATTTCTTTCGCTAAAATCTAATATGTCATCTGCCGTAGATGATGTATTAGTACCAGCAGCAGTTTCAAACGCCTTACCTTGATCTACTGGTTGTTGTGTTGCCATTGTAAATTCTTCATTGACAAGATAAGCTATCTCACCAATATCACTCTCTAGTGTGATTGCACCAGAGGCAGATGTGCCAGTTTCTAAACTAAACTGGAAGTTCATTGTGTCTGTTGATAATGCGTCCTCAACAGCATCAATAGAGGCGATACCTGTATCAACTCTTTCAGAGCTGTATTCCCATTTAGTACAAGATAATTTGTAAACAGGTAGAGCACTTTGTTGATAGAAAGGTTGTTCGTGTTCAACAAACTGTATCTCGAAGAATGCTTTTGTCGTAGGGAAATATACTAGATCGCCTTCTTGTGGTCTCTCAGCAACTAGGTCGCCATTATTAGATACTAGAGTTTCCCATCTCAATTTTGATACAGTAAACTTGATATCATCTCTTAACTCTAGACCAAACTTCTTGATTATCTCTTGTTCACCCATGTATCCGTCTGTATTATCAACATACATCTCTATGATGTATGAGTCATCAAAAGACGAGGCAGGGTCCTCACCGAAGATAGTATCTTTATTTGCTATCTTTCTCGGTAGATAAAAAACATCCTGACCGTATATCTTAAGCTGTTCTATAATTAAATCTTCATATAGTCTTTGCTCAGATGTTGTGCCAGTGCTGAAATAAACATTAGTTGGCATTTAGTTTTTATCCTTGTTGCATATGTGCAGGCTCTTCATAATTTAATCTTATCTCTTCCTCAAGTTTTTGTTGCTCTGCGATTGCCGTAGAAAATAGTTCAGGTCCATTAAGTGTCACTCCACCTAACATCGCCGTACCATTAAATTTCGACAGGTTTTGTCCCCATTGTCTTTTGATTAATGCTGTAGTATATCTCTTTAGATAGATATCGTCATACATATCTGTATTGTCATCTGGATTTAGTTTTCTATAAACTTCCATAATTAGATATTCACCTGCTGTGATATCTCTCTTCCAATCCATATCAATGAATAATTTATTTGATAGATGATTAAATCTCATTGGTTTTTCACCAACTAGTATGTGATCTAAAAAATCTAAATGACGCATTGTCATTTCATAGTGTACGATACTTGTAGATGAGAAATCATATAGATCATTTAATCTTAATTGATATCTGACATCAAACATATTTAAGTTTGCTCTATCAGACAGAGGAAATACATTTACAACAGAAATTACCGAAGAAGGAACAACAAGAAAATTAGCTCCTTGTTTCCATGATGTTGTCACACTATCTTGTGTGATTGATTCAGATGTATCTGTTGTCATTCTAGTGACATCAGCGGCAGTCACTTCATATTTTAAATACATTCTCTCAACACCATCTGTATGATATTGACAGAAATATTGTACTGCCTCGTCTATTCTATCATCAACCTGATCGTCATCAACGTTTATATCGATCACAGGTTTACCCAATGCTCTTAAGCAGTATTCTTTTAATGTTGCTTTTGTACTTGGTACAGCCATAATTTTTCCTTATAATACTATTTAGTTATCCTAGAGCGACTGCTTGTGCAATTGCAAAGGCCTTAGACGCACCTGCATTTGCAAGAGTTGTATTAGCGTCTATTTGAGTTTGTATATTTCCTGTCACACCATCTAAATAATTTATTTCAGTAGTAGTTGCTGTGACACCGTCCATGATATTTAATTCAGACGTTGTTGCCGTAACACCGTCCATGATATTTATTTCAGTTGCAGTAGCAGTAATACTTGTTCCACCTAGTGATAAGGTGTTCATGCCTACTGTTCCTAATCCTATTATGCCACTCTCAGCACCAAGAATAACTGCCTTACTAGCAGTTGCTTGTCCTGCCGTCACACCATCTAATTGTGCGATTTCAGTACCAGAAATTTCAGCGTCACCAACTATAAGTGTGCCACCAGATAAAAACAATTTACGCCAAGGTCTAGCCGCAGAACCTAGATCAAAAGTTGATCCTGTTGTTGGCATTAAGTTTGATGATATTTTATTTGTATCTAATCCACCACCAGCAGTTGATAGTTGAATAGATGTTAAATTCTTGAAGTTTAAAAACTCTTTAGTTAATTTATCTAGTGAGTCAATTGATTTCAAAGACTTCATCTTGTCTTTGTCTAACTCATTGGCAACTTTCATCTCTGAAATATGATTTAGAACCTTATCTACGATATGTGGATCTGCCTCAATTTCTTTAGCAGAAGCATTCATTAGACCTTGAACTGCTAACGAACCTGCCTGTCCGTATTTTTCTTCTACTAGTTTCTGTGCCTCTAAAGTCTTGGCGTCAATCTCAACTTTTGGTTTCTCTAGACCAGAGTCAATTAATAATTTTTGTTTTCTTTCTTCTTCTAGTCTTAATTGTCTTTCTTTTTCTTGTTCAATCTTTTCTTCTATAATTTTCTTTTCAAATAATTCAGATAATACTTTTAATCTTGCTTCTGCTCTCTCTTGTTTTTCTTCTTCTGACAACTCATTGAAAGATGATTCAGAAATTGCTTCTGTATTCTCTACTTCAATTTCTTTTTCTGTTTTAGGTTTGTTAATCAAACCACCAAACATTTCTTCTAGGGCAGATATCTTGGCGTCTTCTTCTTTTATCTTTTTATCTAAATCTTCTTTTTCAAATTCTACATTATTAAGAAAAGTTTTTAGACCTTTCTCAAGGTGCCATTCGTTTATTTGTTTCTCAGGATCGATAGATAATTGTTCAGGTTTCTCTAACTCACCTGCCAATCTTGCCTCTTGTAGTTGAGATATCTGTTTCTCAATATCTACATCAATCTCTAGATCACCACCTACTTGTTCAAGTTTTACCTTCTCTTGTAAACCTGGCCAGTTGCCATTGATGTATCTTTTAGTTGACATAACTATCTAGTCACGCTTGGTGTGACTGTTGCTCTTCCTTCGATTCTTCTAGTAACGATACCACTTGAATCAGTTTGAGTTATATCCCAAACATATCTACCTTCAGCGAGAGATGAAGTAACCGTATCTGTTAATGTTATTGAACAAGTACCTGCCGTTGCACTCACGATAGCAGTGGTAAAAGAAGTAGCACTAGAGGACAAATGAGTCTTCCTCAATTTACTCGTCATTGTACTTCCTGTTAAATCTACGACTGATCCTGTTGAGTCTTTGATAGTCAAAGTTTCTGTATAGTCAGCGTCCTGGTCAATAGTGATATTCTGTATTGTTGCCATTAGTCAAATTCCTATAGATTAATCTTTCTTATATTTATAAGATATTTGAACAGTACTATTATCTTGCGTTGTTTGGGATTCCTTCAGAATTTACAAATGGGCTCTCGGCAAAAGCCATGTAGAGAAAGGTATCTCCTGAAGTATTTAAAAAAGCACCAGAATTTCTTAGCTTAAAGCCATTGGAAAGCATATCTAAATCTATATTAGCACCTGAACCCTCTGCACCAGGATCATTTGCATATAGATAATTTTGAGTTAAGTTAAATGGACTTCTTTTATTATCCCATATACACCAAGGTT